TAGAGGCAGAGGACAAGAAGCGTCATCGTGCTCTCACAGCTAAAACTTACGTGCCGCCCAAGTTGAACTATCGTGGCGCAGAATCTCCACGTATTCCAAGTCTCAACAATGGTATGGACAGTGCTTCCGCAGTAAAGGCAGCACAAAAAGTCTATACTGGCACCAAAATTAAGGGCATTGGCACCATGCATAAGAGTAACGCTGTTCCTATCTTTACAGATGATGAGGCTAAGGACATTGCTCATATGCGTCGATAAACTTAATCCTAAGCGTAAGGAAAAAAAGTATGATACGCATTATCAAGATCCTTCTTGTCATCGTTGGTTTGGCACTTGTTGCCTGGATTGGTTATAAAGCTGTCCAATATAAACTAAATGACACAAAAGAAATTACAATTAAGATGAGCGCAGTTACGGCAGATGTTCGTAATCGCCAATTAGAATGTCTTGCCAAAAACATCTACTACGAAGCAGGTGGTGAACCATTTGAAGGCAAGGTCGCAGTAGCACAGGTAACACTTAATAGAATGGAAAGTGGACAATTCCCCAGTGACTTATGTAAGGTAGTTTACCAAAAAAACATAGTTTATGAAAAAGTTCTTTGCCAATTTAGTTGGTATTGTCAACGCCCAAGTGGAAAAGTTCCAAAAAATACAGAGGCATATAAAGAAAGTGAAAAGGTAGCAAGACAGGTCCTATTAGAAGGATTTAGGTTACCAAGTTTGGACAATGCACTGTATTTTCATGCTGCTCATGTCAAACCAAATTGGCCTCACCAAAAGGTTGCCACAATAGGCGGACATATTTTTTATAAGCCCAAGGAGTAATTATGAACTTAGAATCATTAAAAGATATTTTTAGCATTAAAAAACTGGCAGATGGGCTTAGAGAAAATGTTGCTCATCTTAGCGCAGAGACTTTGGGCTGGATAGCAGTGATTTTGGTCCATATGGCAACCATTCCTACTTTGGTAGCTGTGTTAACTGGATTAACTGAAAAGATGCCTCCCGTTGACATGGTTGGACTAATGTGGCTTGGGTTATTCTTTTTCTTTGTGCGTAGTGTGATTGCCAAAGATTTACTCAATATCATTACAATTGGATTTGGTTTCTTTGTTCAGGCCATGCTTTGTGCCCTAATTATTTTCAAATAGTTTACCAAAATAAATTGACTCGCTTACTACAAGATGTTATACTAAGATGGTAGTAATTAATTAACACACACAGAGGACAATATGTTTAAATTTTTAACCGGAGTAGTTTTTGGGATCGTTTTGGCCACAGTAGGTTTGACCGGATTGTTTGTTATGGGTGATAAGCTTATCACTAAAGGTGTTGAAATTACTAAAGAGGCGGCAAAATGAAAAAACTTTTCTTGATTCCTACATTTGCCGTTTTGGCTGCTTGTTCAGGTATGGAAAAAGTTCCTGAGCGTAGTACATATGCACAACCTGATTGGTATCAAAAATGTGCCCAAGAAGGCCGTGAAGGTTGGTTTTGGTGGAGTAAAGATTATGTTTATGCTTGTGGTGCTGGAGAAAGTATTTTTGCTCAAGCCGCAGAAGAACAAATGTATGCCATTGCTTTGAACAACTTTGCCAAACGTATTAATGGCCGTGTTAATAGCGAAACTAACATTGACATGACTGACAAGAAACGTACTACTAGGACCAATATCAGTTACAAGGTCAGTGATACCACTGTAGTAGATCATGTTCAAAAAGAACAAGGTCGATTTACTATGGGAGGCAAACATTATACTTTCGTACGATTAAAAATGCGTAAAGAAGTATTCGATAGGCTCATTCAAGAAAATCGCGATCGATGAAAAAGTTACTATTATTAGTAGTACTGATTGCAGGATGCAGTTCGTCTCCAAAACAGGCTGCTGCTCCTTATTGTTACACTAATCAAGATATTCGTGTCCAAAACGGTGAAAAGGTTAATAGTGAGACTAGATTACAGTGTAGCGATAACCCTGTGGATCGTATGGTTATTCGAAATTATGGAATAAGTCCACATTGTGGTGAATATGTGTATAACATGACAATTGGTGGAAAAACTGTACAAAGGAGAGGCTATGCTTGCCAAAAATTGGATGGGACTTATGAAGTGGTCCCTCACCCTAGTATGTACCAGCGTTAATGCTCAAAGTTGGGAACAGCCACACCATAATCCATTTGCAGGACAGTTAAGTGGTACAGCGTGGTTTCTAGGCAAAATCTTCGAGACTAGGATGGACAAAGAGGATCAGGCCCATCATAGTCAGGCAGTATATCATGCCTTAAACAATGCTGTAGAAGGACAAGATGTAAGTTGGTTTAATGACCGAGCAGGTAGTCAAGGTTTAGTGAGAGTAGTTTATACACAACCCAGTTCAGGAGGTTGGTGTCGTCGTATTCATAGTTTTGTAAGTTTCAAAGGCATTCAAAAAACCTACGAAGATACGGCTTGCTATAATGTACATACAAAAACTTGGAGTTGGCTCTATAAATAATTTTGTATGAAATTAACCTTGGCTGATAAATTTATCGCCTGGCTTACTTTATTTTGCGGTTTGTCCTTGAGTGCAGTAGCCATTTACTACTCTGTAGCAGGACTAGTAAGTATATTTGCCGCCGCCGTAGTTCCTATTATTATAATGGGCACTGTACTAGAAGTAAGTAAGCTGGTGGCCACTGTTTGGCTAAAACAGAATTGGTTTATAGCACCTAGAGCTATCAAAGCCTATTTACTTGCGGCTATATTTCTGTTAATGTTTATAACCAGTATGGGTATCTTTGGATACTTGTCCAAAGCTCATATGGATCAGAACCTAGTAAGTGGTGATGTCTCTGCTAAAATTAGCATATTTGATGAAAAGATAAAAATCGCAAAGGAAAATATTGATGCAAACCGTAAAGCACTTAAACAGCTCGATGACGCAGTGGATCAAGTTATGGGTCGCAGTACAACGGAAGCAGGAGCAGATAAGGCCGTGGCTATCCGTAGGTCTCAGCAAAAGGAACGTGGGCGTCTCCTTGCTGAAATCGAAGCCGAGCAGAAAAAAATTAGTAGTCTTAATGAAGAAGCAGCGCCAATACGAGCAGAGGTTAGAAAGGTTGAAGCAGAAGTAGGACCAATCAAATATATTGCTGCTCTCATTTATGGAGACAATGCTGATCAGAATATGCTAGAAGCATCAGTTCGTTGGGTCATTATAATGATTGTTGTAGTATTTGATCCGTTAGCTGTGATTTTATTATTAGCCAGCCAATATAGTTTTGCTTGGTTTAGACAACAAGAACTACATAAAGTAGAATCCATGGAGGGTGACAGCCCTGAGAAGAAATCTGATATAGCTAGCACAGACACTGTCATAGAACCAACAGAAGAAAAGCCCCTTGAAAAAGTAGAGCAGACTTACTTGACCAAACCTTGGATAGATCGTGTACTAGGTATTAAAGTTCCTCACCAAGTTTACAATCCTAAAGAAACAAATAAAGAAGAGCCTAGTATTCTTTCTATAGATGATACAAATTTACCAATTTCAAAAGAAGAAATTGATAAAAAACTAGATGAAGAACTAAAATCTGAAAAACAGCAATGGAAATCAGAAAATCCTCACAGCACTATTAAGCAACAAGAACGTTTGAAAGAATTAGGTGTGATTGAAAATTTACCTTGGGAAACTCAAAAAAAAACTTACATGATCAAAGAAGAGAAAAAACAAATCAAGAAAGAGACCGATTAGGCTATATACAAAATCAAGAACAGAAAAATAAAAGTTTATGGAATAAAATTAAAAGATGAGTTCGAAAATTAATTTAATTACTCCGCCTGATAAATTATTCAATCTATCCCCTGGTATTTTTTTAATTAAGCCCAGCAATACATTAAAAATACAATTTCAAGAAATATTAACGCATATAGATGAAGATCTTAATGTTTTTATATTTGATCAAGATGACTACGATATAGCTTGGTTACTGGATGTTGCCAGTCAAACAGATTTCATAGTGGTTGATATTGATAATTGTGATAGCTTGACAAAAACTTTTATCAGTTTTATAATAGCTCAACCTAACGCACACTATATAACAAGTGATTCTACAACACCTTGGCATTTAATTAATAGAAATAGAATACACAATTTAGATTGGATAAAAGAGAGATTCGAAAATGAAGACGACGATGGACAGGCCGATTAAAGGCACACATGTTATTTTAAAAGAAAATGAAGATATCAACAGAGCTTTGCGTAGATTTAAAAACAAAGTTGAAGATTCAGGCATCCTTAAAGATCTTCAGAAAAAAGAATTTTACGAAAAGCCTACAAGTGAGCGTAAAAGAAAAAAAGCAGCTGGCCGTGCTAGATTTCTTAAACGACTCGAAAAAGAAGCACTCCCTAAAAAACTTTACTAAAATTTAAATCATGGATATAATGATTGACCTAGAAACTCTAGCCACGACTCCTGACGCTGCTATTCTATCTATAGGAGCCGTCAAGTTTGATCCATGGAGTAACAATATCAATTTTGAAAATTTTTACTGTAGAGTTGATATAGACAGTTGTAATCGTCTTGGTCTACGAACAGATAATAGTACTATAGAGTGGTGGAGCAAACAAAGCAAAGAAGCACAAGAAGAAGCCTTTAGTCCAGACGGAAGAATCGACATTGTTGATGCAATGAATCAACTGTATAAATTCTGTTGGGGATCTAAACATGTTTGGAGTCATGGTGCTGCTTTTGATATTGTAATACTAGAAACCATATTTAGAAAATTAGAAAAGACTACTCCATGGAAATATTACGAAGTTCGTGATACAAGGACTTTATTTGATTTAGGTATAGATCCTTGTCAACCTAAAACTTTAAAACATCATGCTTTAGAAGATGCTCGAAATCAGGCAGTAGGAGTACAAAATATATTTAAACAACTTTCTAAGTTGTAAATATCCTGCAAAGGAGAAAACATGGAATTTATATATAAAGTCTTGTTAAAAGATATTTCGTATCTGTGGATGATTATCTTCATTATGATCAGTGCCGGATTAGCAAAAGAGTACAATCTTTTTGCCCCAGCATTTGCCTATGTAAGAAATACATTCCGCAGTAATAAGTTCGTTGTTGTTATTCTTAGCGCAATAGGAGGAATACTTCCTATAGAAGGTAGAGTTACTGTGTCTGCTGGATTGTTAGACACTGTAGCACCTAAGTGCGGTCATGGTCGCGAGAAGATGGGTATAGTAGATTATCTTTCCACACATCATTATTATATGTGGTCACCGTTAGAAAAAACTGTTATACTTCCAATTGCAGCCTTTGGCCTAACTTATAGTGCTTGGATAACTCAGATTGCACCTTTATTAATTGTTAGTTTTTTATTCATAGCTTGGTATATATGGCGCCAAGTGCATGAAGAAGAGATTAATATAGAACCAGGAAACTTTAAACTTAGTGCAGTGATAAGAAATAGCTTGCCAATGTTTGTTGCTATTGGCGCATACATTTATACTAATAATTTTATCATGTGTTTTGGTTTATTGGCCTTATACTATATTATTATCACTCAACAATGGAGTCCTAAAAAGTTATTAGGATACATTAATTGGGAGGTACTGATAACAGTAGGTGTAGTCATAATGTTAGGAAACTATTTTAAGAGTCAAAGCGGATTATTTGAAACTTACATTAAATCAAGTGTAGTAGATCCTACTACTTTAGTGGGAATGATCATTATAAGTTTCCTTGGCGTTATTGCTAGTTTTTTAATGGGATCCAGCGGAAAATTTATAGCTTTGGCAGTATTGATGGCACAAGTTTTTGGCCCTCAGTATTTTTTATGGTTTTTTGCAGTGGATTATGTAGGATACCTTCTAAGTCCAACTCACAAATGCGTTATGGTAGGTAATCGCTATTTTGGAACACCTATTAGCACCTATTATAAAGCATTAGGAACTTGGAGTGCGCTAATGCTTATAACAGCGGGCGTATTTACATTTGCAATTTAATCAAATTTCTTGATTGAAAATAGATTATCTTGTATAAATAAAATCATGCGATGCCACAAGGGTCGCATGATTTCTTGCTTAATAAGGAGATAAAATATGAGCAAAGTCATCGGTATCGATTTAGGTACAACAAATAGCTGCGTAGCAGTGATAGAAAACGGAATTCCCCGAGTAATTGAAAATAGTGAAGGTGCCAGAACAACACCTAGTATTGTAGCCTACTCAGATGATGAAATTCTTGTAGGTGCCAGTGCTAAACGACAGGCAGTAACTAATCCTAAAAATACCATCTATGCTGCCAAGCGTCTAATAGGACGTAAATTTAAAGAACAAGCAGTACAAAAAGATATTGACCTAATGCCTTATGAAATTATGGAAAGCTCTAACGGTGATGCATGGGTTCGTGCTAAGAGCAAAGAACTTGCTCCTCCGCAGATTAGTGCTGAAGTATTGCGTAAGATGAAAAAAACTGCGGAAGACTACCTTGGGCAACAGGTAACTCAAGCTGTTATCACAGTTCCAGCATACTTTAATGACAGTCAGCGTCAAGCTACCAAAGATGCAGGTAAGATTGCAGGACTTGAAGTATTGCGTATTATTAATGAACCAACGGCAGCAGCATTGGCCTATGGTGTAGATAAAACAGATAAAAAAGACCGTAAGGTCGCAGTATATGATTTAGGCGGCGGCACTTTTGACGTTAGTATTATTGAAATTGCCCAAGTAGATGGTGACAAACAAATCGAAGTATTAAGCACTAACGGAGATACATTCTTAGGCGGTGAAGATTTCGACCAACGTATTATGGACTATCTTGTAACTGAGTTCAAGAAGGAGTCTGGAGTAGACCTTACCAAAGATGTCCTTGCTCTACAACGTCTTAAAGAAGCAGCAGAAAAGGCCAAAATTGAACTATCAAGCAGTCAGCAAACTGATGTAAACTTACCTTATGTTACTGCTGATGCCAGTGGTCCAAAACATTTGAATGTTAAAATTACCAAGGCTAAGTTAGAAAGTTTAGTAGAAGATCTAATCGAACGTAGTATTGAACCTTGCCGAATTGCTCTAAAAGATGCAGGAGTTACAGCAGCAGACATTGACGAAGTTATCCTAGTCGGTGGCATGACTCGTATGCCTAAGGTTGTAGATGCTGTAGAAAAGCTATTTGGAAAAACACCACGTAAAGATGTCAATCCAGATGAAGCAGTAGCAGTAGGTGCTGCTATACAAGGTGCTGTATTAAGTGGTGACCGTAATGATGTACTTTTACTTGATGTTACCCCATTAAGTTTAGGAATTGAAACAATGGGAGGTATTATGGCCAAGTTAATCAATAAAAATACTACAATCCCAACCAAGGCTAGTCAAACATTTAGCACCGCAGAAGACAACCAACCTGCTGTAACAATTAAAGTATTCCAAGGTGAACGTGAACTAACCACACACAACAAGCTATTAGGAGAATTTAATTTAGAAGGTATTCAACCACAACCTCGCGGAATGCCACAGATCGAAGTTACTTTTGACATTGATGCGAACGGTATTATGAATATCAGTGCTAAAGACAAGTCAACAGGCAAAGAAAACAAGATCACAATCAAGAGTGATAGTGGACTTAGCAAAGAACAAATCGAAAATATGATTCGTGACGCAGAAGCTAATGCAGAAGAAGATAAAAAGACTAGAGAACGTATTGAAACACGTAATACTGCCGATAGTCAGATTCATACCATTAGAAAGGATCTTGAAGATGTCAAGGATAGACTTACAGATAGTGAAAAAAGCCAAATTGAAACTGCTATTGATGAATTACAGTCAGCAGTTCAAAATGCAGAAAAAGATGTAGTAACACAAAAAATCAGTGATTTATTGGCTGCTTGTGAGCCCATTCGTAAGGCCAAAGAAGCCAAAGCCCAACAACCAGAAGAGGTTGTAACCGAAGCAGAGGTAAAGGAAGTCAAACAAGCTGCCTAATCTCTGTATATATTGGGGTGCCGAGGTCGGGCCCCATACATTCTTGCTTAATTAAGGAGAACTAAAATGACAATGAATGGAACTTTAACTCGTTTAGATACAACAAATTTAGCCAAGGCACTTGTTGGTTTTGATCGTATGTTTGATACTTTCGAAAGCAGATTTGCCAATCAACTGACTACAAACTATCCTCCACATAATATTGTGAGAACTGGAGACTATACCTATACTATTGAAATCGCTGTTGCTGGATTCAAACGCAGCGAAATCAGTGTAGAAGTGGAACAGGAAATTCTCACAGTAAAAGGAGAAAAAGCCGATGAAACTCCAAGTGAACACCAATACCTACATAGAGGCCTAAGCAGTCGTAATTTCAACCGTAGTTGGCAATTAGCTGAACATATGGTTGTAAAAGGGGCTGAAATTAAGGATGGTGTGCTTACTATAAATCTTGAATATGTTTTGCCCGAAGAAAAGAAAGCCAGGGTGATTGACATTGTAGAGGTTAAGTAATATAATAAGGGGAAGGCAACTTCCCCTATTAACTATTTGGAGACTAAAATGGCTGTAGCTGATGTTAAACTTGATGAAAAGATTAAGCAGAAAATCGAAGAACCCCGCCGTTGGAAAGTGGTATTTTTGAATGACGACCATACTCCAGTAGAATTTGTTATTGGTGTATTAACTGAAGTATTTAGGCACACTCAAGAAACAGCAAAGAAAATCACATTAGAGATACATAATGAAGGCAGTGGAATTGCCGGCGTTTATACCTATGAGATTGCCGAAGTTAAGAGTGTTGAAACTACCAGTTTGGCAAGGACGAACGGATTTCCGCTCCAAGTCAAATTGGAAGAAGAATGAGTCTTAGAGAAATAACCAAAGATCTACACACCGACGCTGAAAGAACCATATTTGCCAAGAAATTAGTAACAGGCAATATTACAACTGAAGAATATGCTAATTACCTTTGGCAAATGGTTCTTGTCTATACTGGTATCGAAAACATAGCAGATAGTCTTGGACAATTAGATAATCTGCCCGACATTAAACGAGCAAGTAAAATCTATGCTGATTGCATCGAGTTAGTTGGCCCGCATCATAATCTTACATGGTTGCCTGAAACCTTAGACTACTATAGATATCTACTTGATTTATACAATGACCGTGATAAACGTCATTTAATCAAAGCCCATCTATATTGTCGCCATATGGGGGATCTATTTGGTGGACAGATAATAGCTAAAAAAGTTCCAGGATCTGGGAAATTTTATGAGTTTGAAGATGCTGACAATTTAAAACAACGTATTAGAGCAGAATTAACAGACGACTTGGGTGAAGAAGCAAAGGTAGCATTCAAGTGGGCTATTAAATTAATGCAAGCATTGAATAAGGGTAGTTATGAGTCTCGTCTGGAATAAACTTACACAAATACAAAAATTATTTGAAAGTCAATTTTATGCTACAGGCAGCATAGTTTTTGAGCCAGGCATGGAACGTTTTAATCAACCAGGTTGGGTGAACAAAGTATGGGCCAGTAGCATATATCGTAGAGCACATATTGATATTGTAGATGCAAGAGAAACAAAAGGGCTTTGGATGATGCACTGCTGTGTCTTTCCACATACACATAATCCTGCTCCTATTTTTGGTTTTGATGTTATAGCTGGTAAGAATAAAATCACAGGCTGTTTTATGGATTATAGCCCAACCGGCGATGATCTACACCCTATGATGTCTTGGTGGGCAGTAGAAACCAGCAAATACAACTGGAACAAAGAGCGTAAATTACCTGACTGGGCACAGCGTATTTTTAGTAGTAGTATGGTAGCAGCAGGTAATGTGCAGGATGAAGAAGAATTAGAAAAGATCTACACAATTGCAGAACGTGGTCTAAAGCATTATTTAGAAACTGTGGGCGAAACTAATCGTAGCCCAGTAAATACTGCCAAGGCACAGGACTTTTACGCACAAAATCAAAAACAGAACCCTCATACTCCCCGTGTGATGACCAGTTTAGGCTTGAGTGAAGCAGACGTTAAGGTGTTTATACAGGATTGTCTATTCCCAGAGCTTGGCTAAATATTTTATTATGCGAGCACGAGAATTTCTTATTGAAAATACAGACCAAGTTAGTGGTCTGAAGTCACAGATCATCAGCCAAGTTAAAAAAACGCAGGATGCTGATTTATTACAAAAAATATATACAGTTCTTAATAAAACCGGGTTGGTAGATCGTATTGGCTTAGTGTTAGATCGGGATACTGATACTAAAGGCTATGTTAAACAGCTGGTAGACATGATTATCGATGTGCCAGGAAGCTATGAAGAAAAAGCAGCATTTGTCAAAGGCTACCCTAATGGCTATATTGATATTGGAAAAATGCTCAGTGGAGAGTATGTTAGGTTTAAGGATCTTATAAAAGGAGAGTCTGATGCTCCTATAAAATTTATACAAAGAGTCTTTGATTCCTTAAAACAGGTTACGTTTGGCGGAGCTAAAGGCCCGGGCGAGTTTGCGTTAGCTGTGTTAAGCCCGCATATTAAAATTACTGGTAAAGGTGATCTCAATATCGGTGATAAAGTCATTGAAGTTAAAGCTGCTGTAGGTGCATCAGGGGGCAGAGTAGGAACTCCTGGACTGCTTAGATATGACAATATTCCTAAAATTCTTAGCAAATATCTTGACATTAATACTAATGAAAGCTTAAATTTAAAACAATTATCAGGAACAATGAAAAATGCTGGATTAGACGAAAATAGCCAAACTAAACTCTGCACAGAACTATTCACTTATATTTTTGATGGCAAAACTGATATTTCAGACGTTGTTAGTGCTGTAGTAGCCGGAGAAGATCCAAGTGCAGCCTATCTAAGAGCAAACTACGCATTATATCAAGAGGAATCTAAATTTACAGGTATGATGTTGATTAACTTTCCAGCTCAATCTCTAAAATATTTCTTAGATCCTATTCAAATGGCACAAGAAATTAATGCTATTGGTGTTTATTTGATCAGTTCTAATCCAGGATTTAAAGCAAGAATGATACTGTCACAGGTTACATTGAGACCAGTTAAAGAACCTACAGGTCCTGTAGAAGCAAAAGCTAAAATAAGAAATAAAAAACAATCTAAAGAACAAGAGCCTATTAACACAGATCCAGAACAGTTAAAAAAACAAAAACAATTAGATATGGCTCGTAAAAAATATGCAAACGCATTAAAAAATTGGGTAGTTGATACTCTAAAAAATAAACAAATTACAGATCCAACTTATCAAAATCAAATCTTAGCAACTATAGATGCAGATTTAGCATCAGGAAAAACAGACCTTCAAAACTATGATAAGAAACTGGTAAAGAAGTTTCCCGAACTGGCTTGAACAAAATTATAAATAGTGTTAATGGAAATATTAGCACTTTTAATTCTACTACAGCTAAAACATTGGATCGCAGATTTTTGTGTTCAAACTTATGACCAAACTGTAAAAAAGGGCATATACGGTGACGCCGTAGGAGTAAGCCATACCTTAGATCATATACTATGGACACTGTTAGCTTTGGTAGCTTTTACAGTTATTCACCCTTTAGATCCTGTAAAAATTATAGCAGTGAGTATAGTTGAAGGGTTCGCTCATTATCACATAGACTATTTTAAAGTGAAGTTTGGTTCAAAAGATGCTACTACTCCACGATATTGGCGAGAGTTTGGTGCAGATCAGCTGGCACATCAGCTAACTTATGTGATAATTATTTGGTATCTTTTACTACAATAATAAACTTGTAATTTTTTATTTGCTCCTTCCTAATAAATATGCATATATAAGGAGCGAACATGAAGTATATATGGGCATTGGCCTTGACTATACCTCTGACCGTACAGGCAGAACTAGTCCAACAATTCAAAAGCCCCAGTTTTAATGGACAAAACTGGAGCAGCCACGTTCTAACCATAGACAGCATAGAACGTGCTCGTAAAGATAATATTGAAAGTCAAAAGAAATCAGAAGAGGCTAAACTGTTAGCCGAGTCACAGAATACACCATTGGCACGTTTT